TCCACATTGATCATGCTGGTGTCCGCGTTTGCGGGGAAGGATAATATTATGAATGCGTACCGCATCGCTGTGCAGGAAAAATATCGCTTCTTCAGCTTCGGGGATGCCATGCTTATTGAATAACACCAAAATCTTACTTTTTAAGGATAGTGAAAAAGGGGACTGAGTTTTTTCAGCCCCCTTTTTCACACATAAGAATGAGTAAAATAATACGAAATGCGCCGATTCAATAGTTGTCAAATAGAAAAATACTCAAAACGATGAGTCATACCATTTTTGAAAGTAATCGCGACAATCCTCGAATCATCCACAATTATTGAATCCAGAATTGACGTAAAATAGGTGCGTAAAATATCAATATCGGTATTGACGGCAAGGTAACGGAAATAGATATATTCCTTATTCTTGAGGTATGAGGATATAAGCAAATGACTCGCCTGCTTCACGAAGTCCTCGTCGGAGAGAGTGAAGCCAGCCCCAGAGACCATTCCAAGCTGAGAGTTGATTTCCTCAATCCTCGCCGTGATGGATTGCTTACGGATAATGAAATCCTTATCCGATATAGAGTTCTCCGAGTACAAATAAAGATCCTGCAAACGGCGCAAAGCACGTTCCTGCTTTTCCTTTTCTTTCCGCATGGATTGTATTTCGGGGTCAATGGCAGCACGTTTCTTCCGAGGCCTTCCTGCGGAGATAGTAAATGAATCATCAGACTTATACCTTGCGAGCATGTTGAAGAGTTCATTCAACCCTTCTTTGTCGATGGATTTCACCTTGCGAAACGTTGATCCGTGAAGGAGGCGTTTTTCCAGATCAGCTGGTGTCGATATTGTGGAGAATGTTTTTTTTGCATTGAGTATGTTCAGCACATAGTTCAGCACGAACTCTCCAACGACTGCATCGCTCACGGAAGGGTTGTTGCAGTCGGTAGATTTCCTCGACACGGGACACGAATATACAGATGGGCGGTAGCCGTCTTTCTGGTGAATCTTTCCAGGAGTGGAGACCATTTTCGATCCGCATTTTCCGCAGTAGATAAGGCCGGAAAATATATGAGATGTCCCAGTGTGAGACTGACCGGGCTTATTCGTTTTGCGAGAATTGTCTTTTCTCATGGCGGTCATGATCTCATACTCCTCCTGAGTGAATATTGCCTGGTGGTGATTGGGAACCATTACCCACTCTGATTCGGGATTTATACTCCGATGTTCCGTTCCCTTGTACCTGTTATAACGATATGTGCCACAGTAAAAGGGGGACGAAATGATTTTCCAGACGGCTGTTGCTGTCCACTCTGCTCCTGATCTTGTGCGAAATCCTTGCTTGTTGAGAAGGTGGACGGTATGGAGGATTGACTTGTTTTTGATATAGTCATCTTTTAATATGCGGCAGATGGTAGCTTCATCTTCACGGATGGAAAATATGCTCTTATCCTTGTCGTAGGAGTATCCAAATGGGATCCTTCCCCCATTCCATACTCCAGAATTGGCTCGCGAGATCATCGTAGCTGTGACTCGTTCAGAGGTCATGTTCCGTTCAAGTTCTGCAAAAACGAGAATGATCTTGAGCATGGCTTCGCCCATAGCCGTAGAGGTGTCGAACTGCTCATTTTTGGAGACAAATACGACACGAAGCCTTTGGAGCTCCTGATACATCTGGGCGAAATCAAGAAGGTTTCTGGAGATCCTGTCAATTTTCCAGACGAGGACATGAGAAAACTCGCGTTTACGGACACGGGACATCATTTCTTGAAAGCCTGGACGATCTGTATTTTTTCCTGAATATCCAGCGTCCTCAAATATTACATAGTCAGGTATTCCGAGAACCAATTCCGAGTACGCCGACAGATCCTTTCTCTGCATTGGGAGAGAATCTTTGTCTACCTGGTATTGAGTGGATACCCGTATATATATAGCGACCTTGCGAGGGCGAGGATCAGCAGAGGCCGCATCGAATTTCTTATTTTTCATCGGTTTCAAATGGTGATATGTTTTACGTATTTATTGAGCACAGCCCACACAACATGTTTATCGTCAAGGGTAGCAAGCTGGTAGCAGGCAAGAAGACGCTGCAACTCAAGTACAGCTTCATCATGTTCCCTGCTGTTGATCTTTATTATCTTCGATTCTGATCTTTCCATATCACTGTTTTCCTTTCCTGTGAATGTATACCCATCGAAAATACTCATACGAGATTATCCCATCTTCTCAGAATCATATTTTTCTGGCTCCGCCATATGTGTCTTGAGGAAATCGAGACACATGGAATGCTTTTCTTCCGGAATACTGGACAGCACATCAAGCCATTCTTTTTGTTCCTGAGTGAGGCCGAGAGATGGCATCTGCTCACGGACCATTTCATCGGCAGCCTCCTTTCCATAGACCAGCTCATCCAAAGAAATGTGGAGATAATCGGCAATCTCCATAACAATATCTAGCTTTGGAGGTCTACCCTGTTTCCACGTTCCTGTGGATCCGCTGGAATGACCCGTCGCATTAAGAACTTCGGTCAATGTCGTTCCGTTTCGTTTGCATGCAGCTCGAAAATTTTCGTAGATATTTAATGACATGATGAACCTCCTTGTTTTATTGAAAATTATAAAATAAACTCAATATAACGAAATTATGGTATTGCAAAATCATTAAGTTGAGTTATAATACAAAATGAAAGATGATTCTGAGGTTAAAAAGTAAACAAACTGAGTTAAGTTTACCCCAAACCTCATATAGTGTCAAAGGAAGGAGGAGGGCAAATGAAAATCCCTAAGACACCGTGGAGCAAAAGGGCCGTTATAACCATGATCGTATCCGAAAAGGATACGAAAAAAGTGGCTTCCGAATGCGGGATGACTCCGCAGTATACGGCATCTATCCTTTATGGCAGAGTGGATAGTCCGGAGGCCAGGAAGAAGATCAGCACAGTGCTGAACATTTCTGATTCCATGGAACCGATGACCTTTACAGTTACAGTGTAACGTGGAAGGGTTCACAGAGCCATGGAGAACGAATACAAAGAGGAAGCGCAAAATGTATACAAGCGCTGCAGGTTGAGGGCGGCGCAATACAATGAGGCTCTAAGCTCAAGAGAAAAAGCCGCCGAGCTGTTGGGTATAAGCCCGTCATCCCTTGCCAATTACGAATTGGGAATTACAAAGACTGTTCCCGTTGACATGGTTGTGATGATGGCTGACCTGTATAATGCTCCGGAGCTTAGAAACATGTATTGCAAACTGGAATGTCCGATCGGGAAGTTTCTGTCAATGGCAACCGATGTGAAGGACCTTGACAACATCACAATCAGGATCATGAACAGCCTGGATGACGATGAGATCAGGGGAATGAAAAAAAGCCTTCTAAAGATTGCGGAAGACGGGAAGATTTCAGAGGACGAGAAGGACGATTTCAACAATATACTGGAAAAATTGGAGGACATAGCAAGCGAGGTATCCGAGCTGAAGATCCTTGCTGAGAAGCTGAGCAAACGAATGAGTAGGTGACACGATGGAACTGAAAGACAGGCTAAAAAGAATTCTGAAGGAACAATTCGGGGTTGAGACAGACGAAGAATTGCTGGAAGCAGTAAGGAACGAAACGCCTGTTGATCTTGGAATATTCGTAACACAGGTGAGAGGTGAGAACAATGAGAAAACGGCGTAGAAAGATCAAACACATGGCAGCAAAAATATATGCGGTTGATGCGTGTATGCTGGCCTTGATTATATCCACGACTGGACTGATAAGTCAGAGCACAGCACAACGGGCGAGACAGTACGACTATTTTGTACAGGAATACGAAGAATAGGAAACAGGAGGAGCGAAAATGCGGAGGGCAAGAAGGTGGATCGCAATAAATTGGTTCTGGTTATGCGCCGGGATCGTCCTGACAATCGTATTTACGAGATACGAGTTTAGAGCCAGGGGAAGTTTTGAAGTAGGAGGAGAATGGCTGACAGTTCCACTTATGCTGATTGCCGGAAAGATCGTTCGGAGGGTACACCATGAATTACGAATCTGTCATGAATGAGATGAAAATTCCGGCAGGAGCTATATCAAGAGAAGAGTTCGAGGAATTAAAGAAGTATACAGAACGGAAGGCAAAGCTGAATAACAAGCCGGACTGGTACGTTGAATTATTACTTCCAGACGTGATCCGTGAGAGATTATTCAACCGGGCATTGAACAATTTACAAATAAGGAGGGCATAGAATGGGAAATCAGACACAGGTACAGACGCAGGTGCGTCCGCAGCAGAGAAACACAG